TATATCTACTATATGGCAGATTATCGTAGTACATACTTAAATAACTATGAACTTGATGAAGCAGAGTCAAGGGTTCGTAGATCATTAGGTATGGATAAAGATTATGAACTTCCTGATGAAGTTAATAGTTGTATTGCTGAATATAAGTATCAACAAAGAACACTTACGTTAGATACTATATGGGAAACTCAAGATGCTTTGAGGTTAACTAATAGTGTTATTAAGCTACTAAAAGCTAAAGTGAAAGAAGGTCTTGAGTATGCTGAAATGAAAATGAATGAACCTCACGAAACTAGTGGTGGTAAGAAGGACGATAATACTTCTTTCTTGTTGAATCAGTTAGATGAAATATTTAAGTTCTCTAAGGAACTTCCTGATAAGATTAACTCTTTAGATAAGTTAGAGAAGCAACATACTATTGAACTATCTAGTAAAAGTAAAGGTAGAAAAGGTGGTAAGAATATCAACTACTTAGAACAGAAGAAAAATGTAGATGATATTGTCAATGGTCATAATGGTGGTGTATCAGTTAGAAAGATAGATTAATGTTAACAAACTCAGCCTATTTTAGTGAAGATGCCAATTACTTCAAACGTCATGGTAAGTATGACTGTGGTGAACCTGGTACAGATGAATATAACCAGTTTTGGAGAGAACGTGCTAAACGTAGTATATACGGTTATCGTGTTGGTGATGTTTACATAAGTGGTTATCATTATTTCTGGTTAAATTTCTGTCCTATAGATATAACAGAAGAAACTTACGGTGAGACACATGGTACTAAGTCAACTAATGCTAGAAGAGTTGGAGAAAGAAAGAAAGACTTTCCTGCTATGTGGGATGTCAATTATGACTTCTTTATTTATTGTGAAGTTGCAGAGAATGGATTAAGAAACTTAGAGAAGTTAGATTACATAGGTACAGATCATGCTGAGGAACTACCGTTCTTTTCTGAAGATGATATTGCTTCTGGTGGATTTGATGCTATGTATCTCAAGCCAAGGGGTGTAGGTGCTTCTTATATGGGTGGAAGTATGCCAGCCAGAAACTACTTTACTATACCAGGTTCTAAGAGTTTCATTGTAGCAGATAACAAAGAATACTTACAACGTGACGGTCTTTATAATAAGTTTACTAGTTATCTTTCATTTATAAATGAGAATACTGGATTTACTAAAGCTAGTGATGTAAAGAAGTCAGCTAGTGAGATGCACTTTAGAGCTTCTTTTAAAGACCCTGTTACTGAGATGGAAAGTGCGGATAGCTTTATGAGTGAGGTTATAGGTATATCACTTAAAGATGATGTAGAAAAGATTAGAGGTAAGAGGGGTAAGTTAATTAGTTATGAAGAGATAGGTAACTTTGCTAACTACATTCGTGCATGGCGTATAACAGATGACTCTGTAAGACAAGGTGATATATCATGGGGATTAAGATTAGGTTGGGGTACAGGTGGTACTGAAGGCTCTAACTTTAGTTCAATGAAACAAATGGCTTACAACCCTAGACCACATAATATATTACCATTAAATAACATATGGGATAAAGGAAGACACGGAAGACCTTTCTGTTTGTTTACTCCTGCCTATATGAACATTAACTGTAAAGATGAAAACGGTAACTCAGATAAGGCTACTATGAAAGCACGACTTGAAAAGAAACGTGCTATAATGAGAGACTCTGATGATCCTAATGACTTTTTACAACACGCTGCGGAACACCCCTTTGAACCTAAAGAAGCTATGCTTAATACAGGGGTTAATATCTTTAGACCTGACTACATAAGTCAATTAGCTATAGATATGAAGCAGACAGGATATATAGATAATATGTCTATCTGTGGTAAGCTTGAGAGAGTAGGACAAGACTTGACTTTTGTACGTACTATGGACATAGCTCCTTTCTATGATTATCCTGTTAAACCTAAATCTAAAAGACCTGGTTGTGTTATAGTATATGATCCACCTTGGAGACACCCTGAAACAGGTGAAATACCTGAATGGTTACATTATATATGTGTTGACCCTTTTAACTTTGATGAAGCTCCTACTTCTGTTTCTGTAGGTGCGATATATGTTATAAGAAATATTAATAACTTCGCTAAACCTGATGATACGATTATAGCTTCTTATATAGGTAGACCTAGTAGTACTAGTCAGTTTAATGAGATACTATTTGATTTGGCTGAATACTATAATGCTAAGATTTGTTTTGAAGATGAAGGTAGTGACATAGTAGGTTTTGCGAAAGCTAACAATAAGGTGAGATGGTTATTTCCTGAACTAACTCTTGACTTTAATGAGAATATTGCTAGTACTTCTATGCGTAGTGGTTTTGGTGTTAAAATATCTTCAGGTAGAGATAACACAAGAAAAAAGATTGGAGATGAATACCTAAGAGATTGGTTATTTAATGAAAGAAGTACTGATGGTGATACAGGTAGAAAGATTTATACCATAGATCGTATTCCTGATCCTGGACTTCATAAAGAATTAGAAGTTTATGACGATGAAGGTAACTTTGATAGAATAGCTGCATTAAGAGTAGGTATGTTCTTTAGAAAAGAAATGGCTTGGAAAAAGAAGATAGCTAAAATATCAAGTGTGACAAATGATTCAAAAAGTAAATATTTTTCTCGTATTTTGGGGAAAAATTCTGATTCGGGATTACCTAATGGAGTATTAAGGTCAGATCGTATAGAAAGAAGAAATTAATTATGACAAAGCCCAACTTGAGAGTTCCGTTTAATAAGTTAACAGAAAACATAGGTACTAAGGAAAATCCTAAGAATCTGTTAACACAAGCTATGGACTTTTACATAGCAAACAGTACGTTTAATGAAAATGATTTTGAAAAGAACTTTGCTGCTGCGGAAGGTATGCTTATTGAGGATGATTATAACTATGTACTCAAACCTCATGGAGATGATCAACCTGATAGGAAAGTTCCTGCAAGATTATTTAACTATGGTATTATTATACCTACTTTGGTTAATACCATTCTAGGGGAGTTTAGGAAACGTGATAAGCAAGGTCACATTCTATCAAAGTCTCCTGAATCATTTAATCGTAAGAAGATTGCAATGGTTAAGTACTCTAGAGAGAAACTTAATCAATTATTCCTAACTACATTAAATGATCTAGGTTTTCCTGTTGAAACAGATAGGTTTCCTGTAGATTATCCTAACGACATGAAGAAGTTTGAGGAAGCTTGGGCTGATGATTATATTGAAAGTAATAAGACTATCTATGAGTTGTTACGTGCTGAATTAGATTTAGATGAACAATTTGCAGAAGGTTTATATTATATACTATGTACTAATAGTATATTTACTTACAAGTATGTATATGATAACCGAGCTGTACATGAGATTATTCACCCTAATGAAATAGGCTTCTATGCTTCTAGGAATATAAAGTATCTTGAAGATTCTGAAGCTGTAGTAAGACGTAAACTAATGAAAGTCTCTGAGATTATATCAAACTTTGGAGACATACTTAGTGAAAAACAAATTGAGAAACTACAGAATGGGGTATCTAGTAGTAAGTTTCGTAACAATATGATATTACAGGGTCTATCTGCAAAGACGGTAAGTATGCAGAATAGTCCTTACGGGCCTTTATCTAAAATAAAAATAGGACAACCGTTAGGTGAGACTACCATAAGTAGTGGTGAAGAAGAACACTTTGTTTTTCATATAGAGTTTACTGGTTATATGGAGATGGGTGACATAATAGTTCCTGATCCAGTAACAGGTGCTCAAAATCAAGTTCTAGTTACTAGAGATTATTTTGATCACAGTAAAGTATCTAATTGGAGATATTTACCTGTAAACTTTGAAGGTACTAGAATTGATGATATAAGTATAGGTGTGGGAATATTAGGTAAACAAAGAAGAAAAGTTAATGACCCTACAAATATTAAGAAGAGATATAACGGTATGTTATTTAGAGGTCAGTCTTTTGTAGAAGGACTTATGCCATTTGAACATAATATTAACTTCGCTTTGTACAAAGGAATGATGACTTTAGGAAGATCAAAAGGTAGACTTACTTTCTTACCACTAAGTATTATTCCAGAGAAAGAAGACTTAGATATGTTTGACTTCTTACACTTCTTAGAAACTGAAGGTATAGGTTTCATAGAAGATGTTGATGATAATGTACTTAGAGCACTACAGTATATAAAAAGTATTGATCTTAGTTTCCATGAGTATCTTAAGTTCCTGATGGACTATGTAGATAAGATCATAATGATGGCTATGCGTAAGGTAGGTTTTAGTGATGCTAGAATAGGAGACATATCTCCATCTACAGGTAAAGGTGTTGCTAGTATGGCACAAGAAAATTCTTCTACTTCTATGGAAGATTTCATATTACGTTATATGAAGTTCTTAGAGAAAGAAGGCCAAGGTCTTATTGATTATGGACAGTCTGCTTGGCAGAACGGTAAGCAAGGTATGTATAAGAATAATGCTGGTCAGCAAACTTACTATGAGATTGATCCTAATCATACACAAGAAGAAATGGGATTCTATTTTAGATTTGACCCTAGAGAAGAAGTTAAACTAAGACAGATGCGAGAACTGGCTTTCACATTTGCTCAAAATTCAGCTTCTCCTGCATTGATAAAAGAGATCGTTGGAGCTGACAATATGGGTGAAATGAGTAAAGCTCTCGACAAGCTTGAAAGAATGTCACAACAACTCCAAGAATCGCAACAGAGAGCACAACAGGCTATGGTTGAAGTAGAACAAGGTAAAAGCCAATTAGAAAATTCTTTAAAAGATAAAGATATAATGACAAGGTATCAAGCAAGCCTTAATACTGATCAGACTAAAGAACGTATTGAAATGCGTAAGCTTTATGCTGACATGGCAGAAAAACTTGATGATAATGGTAATGTTAAGGATAGGGAAGGAATGACGAAGCTTCTTAATGAGAGAATGAAAACAGTTATGGATTTCAAAATTGGTTCTGAAAAAATCAATGTTGATAGAGAGAAAATTAAATCCTCAGAAAAGATTGCTAGAATCAATCAGGAAACCCAACTCAAGAATAAAGTGGTTGGTGAAAAATAATTAGATACTTCCCCTTATAATAGTAGTTGTGAATATGTTGTTAATTTTAATATAATTGTAGTCTATGAAACAAAGTGGTCAAAATGATGGCATTCAATTAGCGGAAACTATAAAACCGTTAAGTGGCACTTTTAGTGTGGGTAGGCCCTTAAATACTAGTAAACTCAATAATGATAACAAGGGTGCTGGTAATGAGGGTGGTTTAGGTGGTGATCCTTTAAATGCAGGATCAGATGGTTCAGGTGGTGATAATAACGACAAGTTATTTAATGAAGCTACTGAACATATGGATGATGGACTTAAGGTACATTTTAGTGCCATTAAGGATCCAAAGGAGAAGTTGAAAATGGCTCAACAGGTCTTAGATAAAGCTAAAGAACAATCAGGTTCTTCTGGTGAAGAGGGTGGTGATAGTGAAGAAGAAAAAGCTGCTAAGGCTGCTCAAGCTGCTGTTGGAGAAGAAGGTGATGATGATGAACCTAAGAAGAAAGTAGTTTCTTCATTTAGAGAATCTTTAGGTTTTGAAACTCAAGCTGAATATCCTGAATCTTATGATGGGTTAAAGCAGTTAGCTACAGATTATGCAAATGATCTGATTGAGAAAAACAAAGCTTCTATCATCCAAAGAGAGTTTAAGAACAATCCTACTTTAGCTTTACATGACGAGTTTATTAAAGCTGGTTATAATTCAAAAGACTTTGCTCAGTTTGTTACAACAGGTGGTACTGATTCAATTAAGATTGATGAAAATACTCCTGAAGAAACTTTGAAGTCTATTGTACGTAATTCTATGACAGGAACTTCTAAAGAAGTTGCAGATAGAGTTATTGAGAATTTAGCTGAGAATGATCAACTTGTCAAGAGTGCTAAAGAAATAGCGGATAAGATAAACAATGCTCGTTCACAAACTCTAAAAACAATAAAGCAGAACTATCAGAACAGGATGGATGCTGTTAATAGAAATAGAGAAGCGGAGAGAGTTGAGATGGTAAATGTTCTTAAGTCGAAAGACTTAGGTATGCTTAAGATAGCTGACAATGAACTCGCTAAGTTTGTTGAAGCCTTGACTAAGAGAGACGATACAGGACTTACTGAAATAGAAAAGAAAGAAGATGCACTTAATGTTAAACAAGACTTGTTGTTCAAGTATCTTGTTTGGAAAGACTTTAATGTACAGACTTCAGGTAGCTCTAATAAAGGTGGGTTTGGTATGAAAGACTTTGAAGGTCTTGATATTACTTCTAGATTAAATGGTGGTGGTAAGAATGCTGCTATTAAGAAACCTAGTAGTATGAAGAAGCTTGCTTTGAAATTGCAAGACCTAGGAAGATAGTAAAATTGTAAACAAAAAAGTAAATTTAATTGATTTATTATGGCAAGAGGTATTAACCCACAATTTGCTGTGTACCCTGATGTGTATAGTGCTGAGAAGTTTACTAGCATAGACAGTCTTACAGAGCTTAAAGTAGCTCCAGAAGCTACGTTGTTGCACCCTGCGATAACTCAACTATTTGCTAGATGGGGAGCATCTGGTGATGGTAGTGCTGAGTTTCCGCTTTACCTTTCCACATTAGGAGAGGGTAATGTTAAGCTGTTGGATTCAACAGACTTATCTTCACAGGACAGAGTATTAGGTAGACCTAGAAAAGGCGTTTATAGTGCTGGTAGTCCTTATAGTTCAGGTACTCCAGGTAAGAACAAGACTTTCTTTGAGTTTTGGTCAACTGAGAGATACTACGAAAGAGATCATGAAGTTGAATCACCTTCAGGTCAACATTGTAAAATCTATAAGGTAGAGCCTAGAGGTAATAAGACAGTCTATACCATGAAAGTTCTTGGTAAGAATGTTAACGCTTATGTTCCTTTGAGTGACTTTGCTGGTGGTAAACTTTGGACTAAAATGCCTACGAGAGTTGGTCTTAAAGGTTCAAGAGGTAACAGCTTTAAAGGACAAGCTTGGAGCAAAGTGAGAAACTCTGCTGAATTTGTACGTGATACTTTGAATTATGAAGGAAACGTAGGTAACAAGGTTCTTGTTATGGAAGCTCAAATTGACGATGAAGTATTCACTACTTACGTTGACTTTGAGAAATATTTGTTTGAATTACAAATGATGTCTTCTGTTGAATACTCTATGTGGTGGTCACGTTACAATAGAGATACTGAAGGTAACATCATGGATTATGATATTAATTCAGGCGAACCTACTCCTCACATGTCAGGTATTGACGAGCAGATTATGAACAGCCGAAGTGTATCAACCATTACTGAAAGTATGCTTTCTAGTATGATTGATGAGGTGTTCTACAATGCATCACAAAACGCTGATGGTGGTAAAGTGACTATCGAATTACATACAGGTACTTTAGGTAGAAGGTTATTTTCTGAAGCTTTACATACTAAGATGAATAGTCTGAACATGACTATTACTGTTAATGATGGAAGTTTCGTAAGGAATGTTGATGGTGGTTTAGAGTACGGAGGTTACTTTGTACAGTATAAGCATGTTGATGGTCATACCATTAAGATTGTTTATAATGCTGTACTTGATAAAGGGCCGAGAGCACTTAAGTCAGCTAACTATCCTGGAACTAACCTTCCTAAAGCATCAGGTGATATGTATTTCATTGACAAGAGTACTTATTCTTCAAAGCCTAACCTAATCTTCTTAGCTGAAGAAGGTAATGTTGCTTGGGAGAAAGCGGTACTTGGTGTTAATGACATGAACTTCGCTGGTTACAATAGTAATGTAGTGTCTAACGATATTGATGCTTCTAGCATTGAGTTCGGTAGAACTGCTGGATTACATCACCCTAGACCTACCAACAGTTTTAAAATGTTGTTAGCGTAATTAAATTGTTGTAATGACAAAAGTTGAAAAGAAGTATTTGCAAAGAAGACCCATAGAGTTTGATAGGATTCCTAAAGAAATAAGAGAGGAGTCTATCAAAATCTGTGGTTCTGAAACTGACGACCTTACAGGGAAGTCACTCAATCCATTTGAGCCAGACACTAAAGGTGAAGCTTATGTAATGAAAATTCAGAACATAAGTAAAGATGATCCTGAACTTAGGCAAAAAATAGATGACTTTTGGAGGGATATGGCTATCAGCGTTCCTGCTGGTAGTTCTCCCACTGATGGTTATGAGTTAAATGTTTCAGTAAAAGAAGACGGTACACCTATGAACCTTAGACATTGGGTTCAGTTTGAATGGTTAAGACGTAAGAAGAACATTTTTACGTTAGAACAAGTCAAGCAGGGAATACTAGATTCTGTTCCTGAATCTATTGAAGCGTTTGTTCTAGTTGATCCAGACGTTGCAAGAAGTCATAAGATGGAGCTTAATACAGAACTTGATAAAGCTATGCGGTTCTATCAAGAAGCTTCTAATGATGAAAAGAGAACTTTGGTTCTATTGCAACAGACTCAATTCGTTCATAAGAGAGATGATGTAGAAAATCTTACACATGATGATAGGATATTACTTCTTCGTGAAGTAGCTTCTAACATGGACACAGTAATTGATTTTAATCAAATTGCTAGTGATCCACATATCATGTTGAGATACTTTATTGATATGCTTGTTACTCACGGTACTCTAAGAACATCAGGCAATGCCTATTGGGATAGAGACAGAAAGATAGGCGAAGATAAAGAAGCGGTCATTGATTTCTTATTAGACGAAAAGAATCATGGTTATAAAGAGCAGCTTAAAGACAGACTCAAAAGAGATAAAAGCACAGCTTTAGTATAATGACAAACAAAGAGTTCCATATAAACATTGATCAAGAACTTCAAGACACAGGGCTAACTGTAAACGAAGACTATCTTAGAGAAGAAATTGATCTAGCCATTAATGCTGAGATCATGAACTTCATAAAGATGCAGTTGCCTCACGATGTTCAAAATGGTAAACTAGTTGATAAGTATAGTGAAGATAGTGAGAGATTAGCAAATCTAATTGCGAGTGAAGAACTCAATATTATAAACGGAGCAACTCACTTTCTTTTACCTGATGGTACAACTACACTTAATTCAAATGGAACACTAATAAGTCGTTGTATTATACCGTTATCTGTTAAATTCAAAGGAGAGTATTGTGGCAATAGCCACGACGCTCCTCTTAGAATTAGTTCTAATACTAACTATCAAAGAAGTAATAATCCTTATAGTAAAAGTAAGGTTTATTCAATGAGAGGTAGACGTATTAATACTAGAATTGAGTTTGAAAGAATAGGTGACTTTGTAATTAACAAAATTCAACTTGACTATATTAGGATGTTCAGAAAACTTGTGTATTCTGACTCTGAGTATGAGTACACTGATATTCCTAATCTGTTTCAAGGAGAAATAGTTAACGGTGTTGTACGTAGAATGAGAAAACGTGGCACTAACGACTACCAAATTCAGGTTGCAGAACAGAATTTGACAAAGTAAAATTTTAATTATATTTTTAAAAATCTTTAACCCACAAAACAATGAGAAAAGATTTATTTATTGCCAAACGAGTAGTATATGCTGGTACAAAGGCAGCATCTACTACAACAGAAGGTGCAATTGATCCGTATGATCTTAATGAAGGTTCATTAGGAGTTTATGCTATGGTAGATGGAGGATTAGTTCTTTTAATTGAAGATGATGCTGCTCCAACTACACCGACAGGAAGTAAGCTTTCTGCGGTTGCTGCAACAGGAGCTATTAAGAGTAAGATTCAAGAAATCTTTATTGCTGAAGGTTTAGCTACAGGATGTAGAGTTTCTCTACCTATTCCTATTAGAAGTGCGATTAGTATGACTTCAGAAGAATACTTAGCTGGTACAGCTCAGTCTATTTCTGTAGGTAATCCTACTACTCCTCTTGCTAAACCTGTGACAGTTGTTGGTGGTGATACATTCACCGTTCATATTCGTGAACTTAACAACAACCGTGAGACTTATTCTTACTCTGTATCAATGGAGGCTTTCACAGGTAAGGTTAGTGGTATTAGTTATACTACTCCCACTATTGCTCAAGTCATTACTGAAGTTGCAGCCAGAGTTAACGATGATAGCGGTTTAGCTATTACTGCTACTGCGGATACTACTTCTACTGATGAACATATTGACTTTCTTGCTAACAATGCAGGAGAATCATTTGAGATTAGTGTAGCTGGATGGGAAGATTCTTTTGGAGTAGTTATCACAGTTGATACTGCGTCAATATATCCTGTTGGAACTTATGCTAATGTGAAAGCTATTGAAGATAGAGTTCAGCAGTACAAAGGTTATCATCAGGAAGTTGATGGTTTATTCCCTAAACCTGCAAACCGTGTAGTTAGTGGAGGTACTTATGACTTAGTTACTTTGTCATTCTCTCCTGTAGTAGGTGCTCCTACTGCGACTCCTGGAGTTGCGGTTCAAGGTGACAAGTCTATTGAAATTGTTGTTGCTTTCGCAGATGGTGACAACGATGCTGCTGGTCAAAACCAAGCTGACTTCATGAAAGTGTTGAACAACTTGCTTGGACTTGCTGGTGCTGATGAAGCTATTGTTGATGATGAAGCTGCTACAACAGCCTAATTCTTAATAGTTAACCATGACATATACTTTCACTAAAGATTATGTCAACCAATTAATAAACGTAACAGACACTTCTACCTATGCAGATAGAAGTGCTGTTGCGGTTGTTATTCTAGTTGACGAATTAACATTAGTTACTAATGCTGATCCTGTTACAGATAGTACTTGGGAAGTTCCTTTACAGGCTTCTGAAGTATTTAAAGTTTCTTTGTGTCAATATACTAATACTGATGATCCCGCAAGTGACGGTGTAACTGATGGAGCAACCTATTATGCTACCACAGAAGGAGTTTTTAAAACGTACAATGCGTCAGGTGATGATGAAGAAATAATGGTTCCTGTTTATGCTGATGCTACTGATAAAGTAGATGTTAACATATTAGGAGATTTTCTTCTATACACTCAACTGATGGTTCTTAGAAAAGCTTGGATAGAAAGCGGAGCTAAAAATAACGCTTCTAAAGATACTTTACTTTTACATCACAAGGCTCTTGTTGCTACTAGAGGTAGATTTGAAATTGGAGATTTCAATAGAGCTGAATATTATATGTCTGAAATTTTAAATAGCTAGTCATGTCTATAAAAACAATAAATACAAGTCCTTATGACGTTAGTACTAATCCTAGAGGATTTAGTTTTATAACACCTGATGATTTCACAGGTAGTATTGCAATAGGAGTATATCAAGGTGATACAAGTTCAGTAGGTTATGTTGATCCTGAAACTGCTCCTGGTGGTAACATTCCTGCTGGTCAAGTAATTGCAACAAATAATCCTGTTATAACAGATATTGATGCACTTACTGACGTTAAGATTAGGCTTAGAAGAAAGAAAGACCCTGATAATACTTCAGGCGCAGGGTGGCTTCCTGATGTTAGAGCTATGCGTTATACAGGTTCCAATAACACAGGAGCTAATAATGGAAGTACTTTAGTTACTGATATATCACGCTTATCAGATACTCAGTATATTACCATTATCAAAATCAACAAAACGACTAATGCGATAGTAGAACATGTTCCTATAACTTTAACAGCATCTTTTCAAATTACTATTGCAGGACAAGTTTCTGATTATGTTGATATTACTATTAACCCTAAACCTAATTCAGGATTAGAAGGTGAATTAGATAGAGATAGTAGTTATAAATATCGTCTGAAGATCACTTCTTCTATGCCTACCCGATATTTAACCACTAGTGTTGATGTTGTCAATAGCGATATTTAATTAAAAGAAATATAAAGAAACTGTATTGCCTATTTTGTTTATGAATTTAATAAAGTTGCAGTTAGTGTACTACCAAAAGTAGTAGCTTAAAACTGTATTAAGTACTTTTAATTTTAAAGAATGGCTTTAACAACAGACCCAGTACTAAGTACCGTTTATGATGATATAGCAGACGTACCTGCATTTTTAAGTTTTGAAGTAGATAATCTTGCAGATTTAACCCCTACTTATACAAACTTATTAGATGTAGCTAGTGAAACTATGTCAACCTCAGGTTTCAAGTATGAAGAGTTTGTACTTGTTAGAGATTTACAAGGTAACGCTCTTTCGATTACTTTTGATAGTATAGATACGGTTACTTACAACGCATTAAATTCTGCTGCTGACAAAGATGCTATTTTAACAGCTTGGCAAGGTTTAACCAATCTGATTTTAAATCTAGTAGGTGTTCCTGCATATGGGAAAGCCTATGTTATGGAAATCAGAGTAGATACTACTACAGATACCGTAGTTAATACTGGTTCTAACGCTACTGTTGTAGTTACCTCTGATTTTATGGTAACTTATGACAACTACTTAGAATTTACAGTCAACACTCCTGATATATATGTAGAGTTCTTATCTGAATCTTATTTAGATATTTATACAGAGTTTACTGTAAATACTCCTGATATATATGTAGAAGCTACAATAGAACCTTACTCAGATATATATGTTGAATTTGATGTTAACACTACAGACCTTTATTTAGAGTTTACCGTAACACCTGAAGAATATCTCATAGAAAGATTACAAGAAGAGATAGTAGTTAGTGATGATTGTGGTACAGTTACAATAAATCTTGAAGATGTAATTGATGAGATATCTACTGAACCTCAAACTGTAGTAGTCTATAGAGGTACTGATGATAATATAGTTAGTGATACTGATTATGTTGCAGGAACTACCGTATATACTTTTCCTACTACTCAAGACGGTTTATACTTTGTTGAGTTGTATATAAGTACAGGTCTTTTTGCCAGAAGGGCATATATGATAGACTGTAGAACAGTCAAATGCCTTAACAGAATATCTGAAGAAGATGTATTAGCTTTCCTTGAAGATGATGGTTGTGAACAGAATCCCGATTGGGAAATTATCTTCACATTATGGATTGCTGCAAAATATTCCTTCGGACTATCAAATTATACAGATATAAACAGTAAATTTGATAGAATCAAACGCTATTGTAGAGAATGTAAACAATCAAATTGTGGCTGCTAATCTTAATACAAATATCGCTGCTGTAACAACTGCTAGTAAAACTAGAGTAGATATACTTGGTGATAAAGTAATGAACAAGTCTATAAGAGGTAAGAGAAGTAAGTCTGAACAAGATGATATTTATGTTTTATTTACAGGTGTGGAATTAATAAACTTCTATACTACTGACTTAGATAATATAATATCTGAAATGTATGATAGAGGAGTTGATGAACTTGATGGAACTTTAATTTAATAATTATGAACACACTGACAGGAGAAATAGTTAAGTTTCTACAAAAGCTTTTAATAAGAGTGTCTTTTGATAAAGGTACTATAAGAATAGGTGATACCACATTACATGAAAATGTTAATGGTTATGGTATTCTAGTTGCTGAAGAAGCAACATTCACCTCACTAGATACAGGTAATACTTCTTTTACAGGACCTAGTGCTAGTGAATCATGGAAGCCTGGTTTCTATTTAGGAATACCAATTAAAGATATTCAACTATCTAGCGGAACAGTTTATATAGGTAAAGATTAAATATATAATATGTTTATAGGCAATGCGATATGTGTAGTTAATGCAAAAGTACTAGATAGTTTTCCTGTACCTGTTGAAGCAGGTGCTTTATTTGTTTCAGAAATAAAGAATGAGGCTAGAGGGGATTGGGAAACATCAGGTTTTCAATTAAATAATATAGTTAATACATCACCTCCTAAGCAAGTTGCTTACGCTTTAGACTTTACAGCAGCTAATTCTGATACATTATCTATACATAACAGAGCTACTAGCTATACCACTATAAACTTTTGGGTTAAAGCAGATACAGCTACAGAGATGCTATTTGGTTTTAAAGGTATTGCTTCCAACTTCAATCTAACTACTAATACAATAACTAGAGTTGGTGGATCAGGTGTTACTACTATCTATGTAGATGATGTAGAAACAACTACTATGTCAGAAGGCGTATGGCATCACGTAAGAATAGTTAATTCAATAGGTGTTCTATTAGGCGTTGACTTAGCTTACTATG